AAAAAATGCTAAAAAAGACATAGACACAAACGAGGAGTAACCCCATGGCCACAACAACTTACCTAAGCAACCCGGACGTAACTATCGCAACGGTTAACTTGCGTGACCAGTGCACCGCCGCAACGCTCACCCGCACGGTAGAAGCATTGGAAAGCACCGCATTTGGTGACACCGCCCGTTTTAACGTTGGCGGCCTCGAAAACAACGAGCTAACACTTACTCTTTACATGAGCTACGCCGCAACCGAAACATACGCAACATTGGCCAGCCTTGTTGGTACCCAATGCAACGTGTTGGTTTCGCCACAAGCACCGACAACGCCAAACACTTATTCGGCAACCAACCCGGGCTTTATTTTGACAGGCACTTATTTAGAGTCTTTGCCAGTTATTAACGCAACCATGGGCGAATTGTCAACCATTGACATTACGTTTACTGGCGGCTCATATTCGGTAGACGTTTCCTAATAACGGCCTCAACACGGCCCGACACGAAAGAGGCAAGTTATGCAGCTAACCCTAAAAGTTGAGCTACCCGAAAACACGTACACGGTTACAACTAACCTTTACGTTGTTGTTGCTTGGGAGAGGAAATTCAAACGCAAGGCGTCCGACATGGCCAATGGCATTGGCATAGAGGATTTAGCCTATTTGGCGTTTGAGGCGTCTAAGTTAAACAAGATTGTTGTACCGGCAGAGTTTGACAACTTTATTAAACAGCTTGTCAACATTGAGGTTGTCGAGCAAGAGCAACCAAGTTTTACCGAAGCGGCACCTACAGACGCCAGCTAGCCGAGGTGCTAGTAGCTGTCGGTTGGTGGCCGCCTAATATCCCGTTTGAGCTACAAGACTTGCAGACGGTGGCTAAAGTGTTGACAGAGGCACACAAAAAAAGGTAGCGACGCTATGGGCATAACCGGACAAGTAGACGTATACGGGGTGCAAGCGGCGTTGAGGGAGTTAAACGACATAGACCGCAAAATTAGGCGGCAAGTAACTAAAGACATTAAAACCGTTGGCGACCAAATTGTGCAAGACGCGCGAAGCATGGTGCAAAGCCAATCGCGTAAACAAGGTGCCCCGTTGTCGGGTATGCGTCGCGGCTCGCTTATTCGTGACCGTGCAGCGGCTTGGGATATATCCGAGGTGCAAAAGGGCTTAGGTATTAAAGTTGGTGCTCGAGCTACTCGCGAAAAATACGTGGATTTTAACCAAGGCGGTTATACCCGGCAAGTTGTGTACGGTGCCAAGCCATACCAACTAATGGTCGTACAACAAAAGAGCTTTGCTGGCGCTATTTATGACCACGTGGGCATTGGCATTAGCGGTATACGCAATTCCAATTTTATTGGCAGCCTTAACTCTAAAGCCTCTATTGGTACTGCACCGCGTGTTACTAACAGAGCTGTAGAAAACAACCGCGAAGAGGTAACCGCCGAGCTACTTAGCATTGTGGGTAAAGTTATGGAACAAACAAACCGTAATTTGGTGGTGACCCGTGGCAATTAACATTCCGATTTTAACAAGTTTTAGCGGCAAGGGTGTAGCCGACGCTCAACGCGAATTTAAAAGCCTGACTACCACAACCCAAAAAGCGGGCTTTATTTTGCAGCGCGCATTGCTGCCAGCTGCCGCCGCTATCGGCACCATAACCCAAGTTATTGCCCCGGCTATTAAAGCCGCCTCGGATTTTGAAGAGGCAACCAGCAAGGTAAACGTAATTTTTGGGCGGGCGTCCAAGAGCGTTAAAGACTTTGCCAATACGGCCGCTCGAGAGCTTGGCCAGTCTAAACAATCGGTGCTTGACGCTGCCGGTGCTTTCGGCACGTTCGGTAAAGCTGCCGGGTTGGCTGGCGAGGATTTAAGCACGTTTACAACCGACTTTATAGCGCTGTCTACTGACCTAGCCTCGTTTAACAACACAACGCCCGAGGAAGCCGTACAGGCCATTGGCGCGGCCCTACGTGGCGAAGCCGAGCCATTACGCCGTTTTGGTGTATTGCTAAACGACGCAACCCTAAAAGCCGAGGCAATGGAATTAGGCATATACAAGGGCAGCGGTGCGTTAACAGCACAACAAAAGATTTTGGCAGCACAATCCGCTATCTACAAACAGACAGGCGACGCCCAAGGCGACTTTGCTAGGACAGCCGACGGCCTCGCTAACAAGCAACGCACCCTAAGCGCATTGTTTAAAAACTTTCAAATACAACTAGGCCAACAACTACTACCAGCGGCAACCGATTTTGCTAATGGCCTCGTAAAAATTAACGACGCGTTTAGCAATATGCCAACCCCGGCAACTAACGCCACAATAAAGGTTGGCAAATTTGGCAAGTTAATTGGCGAGCTCATTAACCCCATTTCGTTGTTTGTTAACGGTTTGCAGGCTATTGGCTCGGGCTATTTTGACGCCGAGCAAGAAACGGGCGCTTACAACAAGGCGCTTGGTTTGTCGGCTCAACAGCAAATGCGCGTAGCGGACGCTGCCGGTGTATTTAATTCTAAATTCAAAGAAACAAAAGACAACGTGGGCGGCGCTAAAAAAGAGGTGGAGAGTTTTGCCGAGGCGCTTAAAGAAAAACTTAGCGAGGCAGTAGATACAGCTAAGGATAAGTTGGCCGAGGCGCAAGGCGAATTTAACGATTTTGCCACCAAGGTAAGCGACGCCGTTAAGGGCGCCCTAGATTTTAACGCCGCGCTTGAGGCTGGCGACTACGGTTTTAAAGGCTTTATAGACGCCCTACGTGACCAAGTTAAAGGCGTTGTCGAGTATTCCGTAAACCTCGGCAAAGCCCTAGAAATGGGTTTAAGCCAAGACGCATTAGGTTACGTGCTAGACGCTGGCAACGTTGCTGGCGCCGAGATAGCCCTAGAGCTTGTAAAGGGCGGGCAAACCGCTATAGACGAAACTAACGCGCTTGTAGAGGCCGCACAACGGGCAGCCGACAAAGTAGGCATACAAGCCGCCAACAATTGGTACAAGACAGGCGTAGACCAAGCCCAATTTATTGTTAACGGCCTCGAGGCAGAGCTAACCAAATTAACGCCAAAACTTATGGCCAAAATGGACGAGATAGCCGCAAAGCTCAAGCGCTCGGTAAACATTGACGTAGTAGTAACCGAGCGGGTTAACCGTATTGTTTCCACTATTAGCAGCTCGATACCTAAAATGGCGGACGGCGGCATAGTTACCGGGCCAACGCTTGCCATGATTGGCGAGGCAGGCCCCGAGGCTGTAATCCCGTTGTCACAAATGGGCAACATGGGCGGCGGCGGCGTAACAATTAACGTGGCTGGCGGCTTATCAACTAGCGCCGAAATAGGGCAAAGCGTTGTTAACGCATTGCGGGCATATTCGCGTACCGCTGGCCCGCTACAACTAAACGTGGCATAACATGGCTGTTGCTGTAGTCCAATCGGGCAATTATGACTTACAGATAGCGACAGGCTTTCAAGTTAACGCGTTTACACTCGACGACGCGACGCGCGGGGTGCTTAATAATACCGAGTACGTGTTAGACGGTTTAGGCGAATTTGCAAGCGTTTTAGACGGCGCGCTAAATGTCAACGTACGACGTGGACGACGCGACCAAGGCGACACGTTCGGCGCTGGCACCATGACCTTTACGCTCGACGACACGCTAGCTAATGGCGTTTTTAATCCGTTCAATTTTGACAGCCCGTTTTATGACACGGCACAAGCCTTACCCGGATTAGCCCCAATGCGAGAGGTACGCCTATTGCGTTACGACACTCTTGGCAACCCCGAATACATTTTTAACGGATTTGTCGTCAATTATGATTACAATTTTGCGCTCGGCGGTACCGATACGGTAGAGGTTTATTGTGCCGACCAATTCTATTTGCTTAGTCAAACCGTTTTAGACGAGCTCAACGTAACCGCCGAAACCTCGGGCGAGCGCATAGAAACCGTGCTTAACTTGCCCGAGGTAGCGTTTCCAATAGCGGCCCGAAACATTGCTACAGGCACCGTAAACCTTGGCCACGACAGCGCATATACCGTGCCAGCCGGTACCAACGTACTTAGCTACCTAACCCAAATAAACGACACAGCCGAATTTGGGCGGCTTTTCATGTCTCGAGCAGGCGTCCTAACTTTCCAAAACCGTATCGGCAACACGCTGGCGAGCAGCTCGGCAGACTTCCACGACGACGGCGCACCCGGCACCCTTAAATTTACGGGCGTAGGCATATCGTTTGAAGCCGACCAAGTGATAAACCGCGCCGTAGTTACAGGCTTAGACGACAAAACCGCTACCGCTATAGACGCTGGCAGCATTGCCACGTACTTTATACAAACCACCAACATTGGCAACAGCCTTTTACATGAGCAAACAGCCATAGACG